GCGCAGAAATTGTGGCGGCATCCTATAGGCGGAACAAAGCCTCGTATGTTGCTCGGGTAGCAAAACGGCGGGCTGCAAAGCTCAATGCGACGCCGCCTTGGGCTGATCTTGATGCGATTGCCAAGTTTTATGTGCTGGCCCGGACGATGACTGAAGAGACAGGCGTCCCCCACGAGGTTGACCATATTTTCCCGTTGCAAGGGAAGACTGCCAGCGGCCTGCACATTCCGTTAAATCTAAGAGTTATCCCTCGTCGGGAGAACAGGGCAAAGGGTCGAAAGCTTGGCAACGATCAACCTGCCCAACAACTGGAGTCCGCGACCCTACCAACGTCCGCTCTGGGATTATCTTGAGCGGGGCGGGAAGCGCGCTATTGAAATAGCCCATCGGCGCTGGGGAAAGGATGACGTGATTCTGCATCGCGCAGCAATCGCGGCTCATGAGCGGCCAGCCACTTACTGGCATTGTCTGCCTGAATATGCGCAAGCCCGTAAGGCCATTTGGAACGCGGTCAACCCTCACACTGGGAAAAGGCGCATTGATGAGGCTTTCCCTCACGAGCTGAGGGAAAACACCAACGACCAGGAAATGTTTATCCGCTTCAAGAGTGGGTCAACTTGGCAGGTTATTGGATCTGACAGATACGACGGGCTGGTCGGTGCTGGCGTCGCCGGCGTCGTGTTTTCGGAATGGGCGCTCTGCAACCCGGCGAGCTGGGGTTATATCAGCCCGATGATGCGCGAAAACGGGGGCTGGGCCGCTTTCATTACTACGCCTCGTGGTCGCAATCATGCGAAATCGATGTACGAGATGGCCGCATCCAATAAGGATTGGTTTGCGGAGATATCTTCCGTCAGCGACACTGGCCGCTTTACGGAAGCCGAGTTAGAGGAAATTCTGAAGACTGACTACATCTCGATGTTTGGGGAAGACATTGGGAGGGCGCAGTTTGAGCAAGAATATCTTTGTTCGTTCAACGCGGCGATCTTGGGGGCGTTCTACGCTCGTGAGATGTCCAAGCTACGGCTGGAAGGGCGCATCCGAGACTTTGACCCGGTAGCTGGGCCTGTGCACACGGCATGGGATATCGGGGTGCGGGACGACACGTCGATCTGGTGGTTTCAGGTGGTCGGCGGCGTGCCGCACATTATCGATTGCTACACGGCGTCAGGCGCTGGTGTTGAACACTACGCCGAGATTTGTCACGCCAAGCCCTATGCGCGGGGCAACGACTATGTGCCCCACGACGCCAAGGTCAAGGAATGGGGCACGGGACGGACGCGGACTGAGACTATGCGGGGTTTTGGTTTGAACCCTGTGCTGGTGCCGATGGCGACCAAGCTGGACGGCATCCAGGCAGCCCGCACGACGCTCAAGACGGCAGTATTTCACCCTCGCACTGAGGATGTCGGCATATCAGCGCTGGAGCAGTACCGGCGCGAATGGGATGACGAGAAGAAAGCTTTCAAGGCCAGTGAAGTCCACGACTGGACAAGCCATCTGGCCGACGCCTTCCGCTATCTCGCGATGGCGTGGCGCAATGTTGTTGAGCCGGTGCATGTGGCGCCGCGGATACCCAAGCCCGGCCAGTTTATCCCGCCGCCTGTCCCTGTGATGACTGGCCGGCGAATGAAGGTTTAGTGAATGTCCGATGTCGATAACGAGCTAGACCAAGAGGAGGAGTTCAAAGGCAAGACGAAGACCTCCCGCTTCTGGCTGGCTCAGATCGAGGACGCGGAGAAGTCTTTCGAGGAGTGGCAGAAGAAGGCTGACAGCATCGACAAGCTGTACGCCAATCTGAGCGTTCTTGCTGGTGATGGCCGCGATCGTCAGTTTCAGATGTTCTGGGCCAACATTCAGGTGTTGGGGCCGTCGATCTATTCGCGCCCGCCGATTCCGGTTGTTGTGCCGCGGTTCAAGGACCGCCGGCCAGTTCCTCGTATAGCGTCTGAATTGCTGGAGCGCAGCACAGTTGTTGGGTTCGAGCTTGAGGACATTGATGGCACCATGCGCCAGGTGCGGGATGATCTGACCATCTCGGCCCGTGGTACTGGCTGGGTGCGGTACGACACGGACGACGGCCAGCGGGTTTGCATCGAGCATGCTGATCGTAAGGATTTTCTGCACCAGGCCTCACGCACCTGGAAGGAGGTGGACTGGGTAGCAAAGCGGTCATGGCTCGATAAGCGGGCTATGCGCAAGCGGTTCTACAAGACCTCCGGCGATGCCTACAAGACGGCAGCTTACGAGGAAAAGCGGCAGGATGAGGATGACGACGACGGCGTAAAGAAGTGCGGCGTCTGGGAGGTCTGGTGCAAATCCAAGAAGAAGGTTGTCTGGGTTACGCCGGGCGTTGACGAGCTTCTTGACGAGGACGATCCGCACCTGAAGCTGGAAGGCTTCTTCCCGTGCCCGAAGCCGGCCTATTCGACGGTGCAGCGCCGGTCGCTTGTTCCTGTGCCGGACATGCTGTTCTACAAGGACCAGCTTGAAGAAATCAACGAGATGACGGCCCGCATCGGTGCGCTGGCTGACGGTCTCAAGGTCAAAGGCTTCTATCCTGCCGGTGCTGGCGAGATTGGCGACGCGATTGAGGCGGCTATCAAGGCCAACACCGACAACCAGATTCTGATACCTATCAGCAATTGGGCGATGGTCGGGCAGGGCGGCGTTAAGGACATGATTGTCTGGCTGCCGATCGACCAGGTAGCTACGACGGTTGTGCAGCTTGTGGAGCTTCGTAAGCAGCTCATTGCTGACGTGTACGAGATTACCGGCCTGTCCGACATCATGCGCGGATCTACCGACGCAAACGAGACGTTGGGCGCTCAGGAGCTTAAGAGCCAGTACGGCTCGGTGCGCATTCGTGATCGTCAGAACGAATTGGCGCGGTTCTCGCGTGATCTAGTGCGGATTACCGCCGAGATCATGGCTGAGAACTTTAGCTCCAAGACGATGCTGGATATGTCGCAGTTGGAGATTGAGACCGACGCGGACATTACGAAGCAGGTGAAAGCGCTTGAAGCGCAGATCATGCAGATTGTGCAGCAGGTTGAGGCTGCCAAGTCCAACCCGCAGATGATGCAGCAGGCACAGGCCAACCCTGAGCAGGCGCAGCAGATGCTAGCGCAGGCCAAACAGCAGGCAGAAGGCCTGAAAAAGCAGATCGAGGAGCTAGACGAGGTTCCGACTGTCGAGAAGGTCATGAAGCTGCTGCGTGATCAGCGTGTGCGGCCCTTCGTGCTGGACATCGAGACGGATTCGACCATTGCGCCCGATGAGAACGCGCAGAAGCAGCGTGCCACTGAGTTTGTCACTGCGGTTGGCGGTTTCCTGGGGCAGGCGCTGCCGCTGGTGCAGGCGGTGCCACAGGCTGCCAAGATGATGTCTGAAACGCTGAAGTATGTCGCAGGCCAGTTCAGGGCCGGCCGGCAGCTTGAGGGCGTGATCGAGGAATTCGCTGACGAGATGGCGCAGGTTGCCCAGCAGCCCAAGCAAGATCCGTTAGCGGCCAAGGGCGCGGCAGAGGCGCAGGCTGTGCAGCAGACGGCCCAGATTGAGGGTCAGCGCTTCCAGATGGAGCAACAGGCGCTGCAGGCCGAACAACAGCGCAAGGATCAGGAGGCCGGCATGACGCAGCAGCGTGAAGACGCCAAGCTGCAGGCAGACATGCAGGCTAAAAAGGCTGAGGACCAGCGTAAGGCCATGGAGAGCGACCTGCGTATCCAGGCCATGAACGCCGAGGACCAGCGCAAGGAACTTGAACACGCTCAGAAGCTGGATCTTGGAGCGCTCGCAATCGAGAAGCTGCGGCTTGAGATCGAGGGCGTTCAGGTCAAGACAGCAGCGACAGTGCAGGCTACGGAAGCCAAGATCGAGCAGACCAACACGCAGACTGACAACGCGATTAGATCGACGGATGCCAGTGTGCAGGCAACGGCTGATAGCACTGCCATCAAGGCAAACGCTATAGAAGCCAGGGAGCCGGCATAATGCCTCAGACATCAGCTCCGGTCGTTATCATGGCAAGCGGCGGAATTCCTGTCGTTAACGTCACCACGGCACCTCCGTTTGGCGCTGTCCCTGCAACCGTCGTCAGCCAGCTTGGCATCGGCATCACGCTTGTAGCTGCGCTTGGCGTGCCCATGACGCTGCTCAATCCGAATGGGACACCGTACACGCCATGAGGGGAACGTGGGTTTATCGCAATGGCCGTATGGTGGCGAAGGGCGGGCCGGAGGACGTTCGACTACAGCCTCCTCGCTCTGATCTTCCTTGTCCTATGCTCATTGGCGATACGATGGACGCGGCAGAGCACGTTGACGGCAAGTTCTACACGAGCAAGTCGGAATACCGGCGTGTGACTAAGGATAACGGTCTGATCGAGGTTGGCAACGATACGAGCCGCTTCAAGAAGCCAATTATCCCCGACCGCGACAAGGCCATCGATCAGGCGATCGATAAGGCCATTGCGCGCATCTAACCGCACCCTCTCAGACAGGACAATTCAATGACTGACGCAGCTGTTATCGCTGATAGCGCTCCCGCGCCCGAGACTGGCGCCCCGA